GTCCTACACTGCCTGCTGAAAGCACGCTGGGAGAAAGAACCATACAGGACTTGCTTTTCTTAGAAAACAGAGACAGAAAATATGATGCAGACGTATATGTTATTAGAGGCATTTATAATGTACAAGATACAGATTTTAATCTCAGTCAATTCGGTATGTTCCTACAAAACGATACTTTATTTCTAACAGTACATTTAAATGATATAGTGGAAAGATTAGGTAGAAAACCCATGTCAGGAGATGTGGTAGAATTTCCCAATTTAAAAGATGATTACAGTCTAGATGCCAGCATACCTATCGCTCTAAAAAGATTTTATGTCGTTGAAGATGTGAACAGATCAGCCGAAGGATTCTCTCCCACATATTGGCCGCATCTATTGAGATTAAAATTAAAAACAATGGTGGACAGTCAAGAATTCCGTGATATATTAGGCGATGCTACCACAGCGGGCTCTCTGGCAAGTTATATGAGCACCTACAACAAAGAGAAAGAAATTAACGAAGCCATTATTAATCAAGCAGAAGCAGATGCTCCAAAATCAGGATTTAATTACAAACAATTTTATGTTACTCCTATTGATGAGCGAGGCAACATAAGATTAGAAGGTATTAATTCAGACGAATCCATATCATCTGATCAACCCATTAATGCTGTTATTGATACTCCGGCCAGCAGTCATTATGGATTCTATTACAACGGCGATGGCATACCACCCAATGGTTATGTGGCAGGTGCAGGAACCAGTTTCCCTACATCAAATGTCAATAAAGGTGATTATTTCTTGAGATTAGATTTTTTACCCAATAGATTATTTCGTTTTGATGGAATACGATGGATTAAAGTGGAAGACAGCATGAGATTAACCACAACCAACAATGACTCTAGAAATACATTTAAAACTGGTTTTGTCAACAATAGCACCACCACCACAATCAATGGATTAACTGTGGAGCAGAGACAGACATTAAGTAATGCTCTCAAACCCAAGGCGGACAATTAATGTTGCATTTTTACGATGGTCAAATCAGAAAATTTTTAACTCAGTTCATCAGAGTACTGAGTAATTTTTCTATTGAATTAGGCAAAGGCAAAGATGGTGTGGTACAATTGAGACAGGTACCAGTGACCTATGGTGACATGACTCGTCAAGTGGCCAATATTATTAGAAACAACAGCGAGAATGCTCTACAATCGGCACCAAAAATTGCCGCGTATATCACAGCATTGGAATATGACAGAGACAGAATGCAGAATCCCTATCACATAGAAAAACAACATTTGAAAGAAAGAACCTACAATGAAGCCACTAATCAGTACGAAGACACTCTGGGAGCAGGATACACTATAGAAAAAGTAATGCCCAGCCCATTTAGATTGAATGTTAATGCTGATATCTATACCACCAATACAGATATGAAACTACAGATATTAGAACAGATATTGTATCTTTTCAATCCAGACTTTGAAATCCAAAAGAGTGACAACTATATAGATTGGACCAGCTTGAGTTACATAGAGCTGAAAGGGATAACATATAGTTCAAGAACAATTCCAATGGGTGCTGACACAGAAATAGATGTAGCGTCAATAAACTTCAGCATGCCCATATGGTTGAGCCCTCCAGTTAAAGTTTCTAAGTTAGGAATAATACAAAAAATTATCATGAGCATATATGATGACGATGGTGGCATAGCCGAAGGGTTAATAGACGGTACCCTGATATCAAAATCCTTTGTTACGCCCAATAACTATGCTCTGTTATTAACAGGCAATCAGTTGAGAATATTAGGCAGCACAGGCACCAATGTGAGCTCAGGCGGTGATGGATTTTACACAGGCGCTCGAGCAGAAACCACTCTGGATCCTTTTGAACAGTTTGGACCTCCGGTCAACTGGAATGTATTATTAAATCAATATGGAAAAATCACCAACGGATTGAGCCAAGTTAAATTAGAACAAGAAAATGGCAACGAAGTAGTGGGCACCATATCGGTGTCTCCACTGGATGAAACTATTCTACTATTGAACATTGACAGTGATACCATACCTGCCAACACTATAACATCAGTTAATAAAATTATAAATCCACTGACATTTGATGCCAGTGCTGCTCCAGCAAATGGCACAAGATATCTTATCACAGAAGATATTGGCGACAGCACACAATATTGGCCAGGAGATTTAAATGCTCAAGCCAATGATATTGTACAATATAACAGTGCCACTAACTCGTGGAGCGTGGTGTGGTCGTCATCTACATTTGATTCCACGGTGGAATATGTTACTAATCTTAACACAGGTATTCAATACAAATACAATGGCACAAACTGGGTTAAGAGCTATGAAGGTATCTATATTGCAGGTAAGTGGATACTTGTGCTATAATAATTAAATGCAAGAAAATATCATATGTTCTGGTGCGTTGTTTTACGCAGTAAACACAAAAAGATTCTTATTTCTACAACGCAATGATGCCAAAACTCGCGGCATGTGGGGTTTGGTGGGCGGAAGAAACAAATACACAGAGAGTGCATTTGAAGGATTAAAAAGAGAAATCCAAGAAGAAGTTGGATTAACTGCTGCCTTTAAAAAAGTTATACCATTGGAATTATTCACCAGCAATGACCAACAGTTTTTCTTTAATACATACGTAATCTGCGTGTCTGAAGAATTCCTTCCGCAATTAAACGGAGAACACAATTCTTATGCTTGGTGTGCATTTGAATGCTGGCCAAAAAATCTTCATGCAGGATTGAGGAACACTCTCAACAATAGATCAATAAAAGGAAAATTACAGACGATATTGGATCTTATAGTTTAATTTTTTCTAATATTAAATAGGTATTCTATGTCTAGCCATGGTGATTCTCAGTGAGGATTCTCCGGTGCTGACCCCTTTTAATATAACGTTCTGTCCCGATATATCTGCATCCACTGTGATGAATCCTGGATATGCATATGTGGTGCCTGTGGTGATCCAGCCGTACTGAGCCACAAAGGCCGTGGTTCCGTTGTGCGTAACCTGCACATCAAACTGGTTGCCCTCATTTAGTATTGGTGACCAAACTGCTATGGAGTATCTGGATCCTCTATACAGTGTCTTGTCAAAACTGTCCATGGTCTTGAACGCCAGTGCTTCTGGTGGATCTGACAGAGCCACTCTGTATATGCTACAAACTGTGGTACCTGTGGTATCAGTGCTGGCAGCCCATAATTTTACAATGCCGTCGCTGTCTATGGTTGTGGTGAACTCCAGGCAATTGGATGCTTTAGAAGAAACATAGCTGCTGCATACAGAAGATGTAGTAGATCCGTTAGTAGCCAAATAAACTTCAGAAACAGATGAAGTGGATGTGGTGGAATTGTAAGATGTCACCATATAGAAAGCACCAGAATATGCATTGTCTTGATAATCGTAAGAATCTAATACTGCATAGGTAGAACCAGAAACGTTGACAGATCCAATAGTTTTTTCATATGCATTTGTAGCATCTACGGCTTCAGAATCACTCAATAATATTCTGTGAATGTATAGGTTACAAGGACCATTACATGATGCTCTCAATCTTACGTTGCTGCCATTTATGTCAGCTGCCAGAGAAATTAATCCATTATTTTGACTGTAAATTTCATTGAATGTGGTCACGTAAGCACTTACTCCATCATGCACCACCAATGCTTCTATGTTGGAAGATTCTCCTGTGTCTGTGGAAACAACAGTGATATAATATTTGGCTCCTCTGTAGGTAGAATAATTCCAGCTATCTGCGTTAGATAGGGTAGTGCCAACTGCTAGAGTAATAATTTTTGAAGTGTCTCCTAGAGCACTGGTGGTCATATTAGTGCCTAGACTGATTCTATAAAAAGTTGCTGTGTTAACCGAACTTGGTCCCGCAGCAAATAAAGTTGCGGTAGGATATGCCATATTAGCACTATAGGTTAATCCAACTCCAGAACCATCTACCACTCCACCACCACCTGCAGTCACAGCATCATAGGCCGAAGATGCGGTATTTCCGGCCACTAGGCTGGCGCTGCCCATGCTTCTTTCTCCAGTCACATTGTTGTATGCAAGCACGTAATAGAAACAACCATTAAAATCTGCTAGACTGAAAGAGTCCAATGCTGCTGCACTGGTTCCAAATGATTGATCCAGGGCCACGTAACCAAAAACGTTCTCGTCTGTTACGGCGGTGTTGTTGGATCCAAATCCTGTGAAAGTAACTGAATCGGCTGATCCTGACCCTGCACCCCCAGAGTTTTGGAAGGTCAATCCGCCCGCTCCGTCGGTGGTGATTACCTGTCCGTTGCTGCCGTCCGTTGTGGGATAGTTCAGTCCCGATATACGCACACCATCAGCTATCACCACACGTGTGGAATCATTGGAACTGATTGTGTTAACAAAAAGCTGAGATTTTACTTCAAGGTCGTCATTGATCGTGACCACTGACGAATCGCCAGAACTGATTACATTGGTCACTATGGATGGTGTGATCAAAGAAGTAGCTGCATTTAATGTGCCGGAAACATTGATTGCGTCATTGATCTGTATGGCTGTGGAATCAGATGATGATATCTCGTTGGTGACTAGTGTGGCAGCAGTGGTGGTGCCGGACAGTGTGGCTGAAGCAATAGTGGGTGAATTTGTTCTAACAAATGTTCCTGTACCTGTGCCTGTGTATTCTGTGGACGACAAGTGATAGAATTCGTTGCTTGTGCCTCCTTGTAATCCTCCCAGTGTGTTGTGCAGTGAACCAAATGGTGTGGCGAATGATGATGCATTATCCTGCCCATCATAATAGAAAGTAATGATTATATTATCAGTTGTGGTACCAAACACAATCATACCCACTGCAGTGGCCGCGGTCACTGCCAGTGATACCTGTGTGGATTCTGTGTTGGATTGAAAAGCAGCACTACCGTTGATAATTGCAGATTGAGCAGTACTAAACCATTTTTTCCACACAGTGCCAGCCACAGCTGATTCATTGGTATAGGTTGTTGGTGTGGTGATGGTCACAACAGTGTCGGAAGATCGAGCAGTGATCTGGAACAATCCATTAGGCGTTTGCAAATATGATGCTGTGGTATTGGTGCCAGAAGCCACAATTGCACTGGTAGAGAATGGATTACCTGCCGATGTTGTGGCAGTTCGTGATGTGCCTGATCCTGTGATAGTCACAGTGCCAACAACAAAAGGAACTACTGTGTAAACGTAGTTTGCTATAGTAGTTGCACCAGCGTCGGTGTTCACACTGGCATGGTTCAAGAAAGCCCAGTTTCCTCCATCGAGCGTGGTTCTGTTTAGGGCAGTTGAAACAAAAGCAGCCACAATATCTGTGGAGTTATTAATGGATTGGCTCACTGTCTGCTCAGTGTTTGTGCCCGGAGAAGTCTGCATGGTGATAATATCGTGGTCATTATCAACGTCAGACGCAGTGATAACTGGATTTGTTAAGAAATAATTTACACCTGGGCCTGATGATATCACAGCACCCGATCCGTTAACCCATTCCGAGCCATTGTATCTCAAGAATTGATCCACTGCTGGAGATTCTATCTGTACTCCGGCTAGATCATTTAGTGTAGCGACTTCTTTATAGAGTACTTGTCCTCCTGCTCCAAAGTTAACAGGAGCTCCGCTGATGTTTATATCACTGGAATCAGTGGTTGAAATTCTATTAATAACAGCAGTAGTAGCAGTTAAGGTACCGCTGACATTTAATCCATCAACGATATGCACGATTGAAGAATCTGATGAGGAAATGTCATTGGTGATGATAGTTCTAGCGTCCAATGTGCCATTGGCAGTCAATGTGCCTGACACATTCACAGCATCATTGATCTGTATAGCAGTGGAATCTGTGGATGATATAGAATTAACATTGATATCTTTGCTGCCTGTAATGGTTACAACATCGTCGGCCACCGACACGGTGATGTTGTTGCTGCCGGTAATTTTTAAAGTTTCGTTGGAATTTAATCTGGTTCCTGTGGAATCATCGCCCACGAAAGTGATTGTGGAATTGGTTAGATAACCGCCTAAATTTGGTCCTGAGATGGTTAGGGTATCTCCAGATACCGTGGTTACTATTCCCTCTACTCCTCGTACATTTATTGTTTCTCCAGCATTGAAATCTATAACAGTGGAAGTGTCATCAGACACACTGATAATTTTAGTGTTCTGTAACACATTGGCAGCGGAAATAGTTAAAGTGTCTCCAGTGACAGAAGTGGTTATTCCATTTGTGCCCGCGATCTTGAATGTTTCTCCCAAATCAACAGGCGTTCCTGTGGAATCATCTCCTACGATGGTGATGGCCCCAGATGCAGCCACCTGGATCCAGGATCTATTTCCGGCAGTGTCGCTGGACAACACGTACCCAGCAAATGCGGGCACTCCAAGATTTGGCTCCGCATCTGACAGCTGTATGAAACTGTACCTGTCTGCCGATACCGCCGTGGGCAACGTTGTTTTTACTTTGCCGCTTTTGGACCTATTGCTACTCATTTGCGCTTTCCAATATGCTCAATGTTATCTTGTACTTGCTGTTTGCGTCAGCTGATACCTTTAACTCGCAACCACTCATGATTACCAATTTTCCAGATACTGCCGATACCGAGTCGTCCGCGGCCACTGGGAAGTTTTTCAACAGTTCTGTTACAGTTGAATCCTGCGTGGACACAGACACAGTAACAGTGCCTGCAGTTCCGCTCACGTTGGCTATCTGTGCCAACAACACGATGCCTGTGTAGGACACGGGTGCCGTGTAGACAGTGGTACTGGAGTTGGTCAGTGCTGCTGTAACTGTCCTGAATACGTTTAATGCTAGTGCCATAATTTATCCTCCTCTCCTAATTGTTTGTTGAGCCCTCTAGGGCTAGTATGTAAGGAGTCAATACCGCAAATAAACTTCGGCTGAACGTCCTTCCTGTTATGGTTCCTGTCGCTCTGTTGAACAACAGGTCATCGCCAATTCTAAAATCACCCCTGTGATCGGTGCTGGTGTAATACACCTGTCCACCATTAGTTTGCACAATCTCGTTCTCCTGCACAGGCACTCCGCCACCAGATGGCAACGATGCGGCCAGTGTGTCTCCAGAACCCACATACTCGAAGGTGTGTCCGCTGGCTGCAATCAGGCTTCTCTTAAAAAAACTTACTACCGTACCGTTGGCCAATGTGGGCAGATCCTCTACGAATGTTAACAGTCTTTCCCCACCACTGTCCTCGGCTGTGGCTGTTTGTACTGTGTAGTACTCGCTGTCGCCACTAAACTGTGCCACGTCATTGACTGCGGGAGTCGCATTTAGTCCTTCTATTATAATAGAGTTGGCAGTAACATTGGTGCCGTTCACGGTGCCTGTGCTCTGCACAGATCCTATGCCGTCCGACTGTAGACCAAACGTGCCGAATGATGTGTTGGAGTTAGTGAGTGAGCACTGTCCGCCACTCTCGCATAAAACTCCTATGTTGCAGTTGATTGTGAACAAACTGACCAATTGGGCATAGCCGTCGTTGAGTATATGCACTCCGCGGCCGCCCTGATTAAATTGTGTGTATGCATCCAATACCATGCTCCTCAAACCAGAAGCGTGAGAGCCATTGATTCTCATACCGGTGCCGGTGGTGGTGATACTGGAGCAGTTCTGCACGTAGGGGCTGGTGCTGATCACGCCCGCACCAGTGGTTGGGAACGCCACGGCTGCAGCCGGGCTCACATGATCCCTAAAAGTCATTTCTTTTAGATAACATTTGTTGTTTAACCAGAATAGATCCTGGTTTGTGGTCGCGGGTCTGACTGTGACCGTACGCAACGAATCACCTATTATGGCCACACCAGCTGGTATGGTCACGGGATTGGCTTCTGTGTAATCTCCGCTCTTGACAAAAATTGTGGTGCCTGTGGTGGCCACTGCTGCGGCTGCTTTGATGGTCAAGAATGATGTGGCTAAAGTTTGACCATTGTTAGAATCTGATCCACTCTTGGAAACATACAGCACATTGGCCACTGCAGTGGTTCCGTCAGAGCTGATGGTTAATATATCACCCGTGGAGTCTGACGAAACTGATGTGCTGATACCTGTGCCACCAACAACTTTTAATGTCTCTCCATCGCCAATTCTCAAACCCGTAGAGTCATCACCTACGAATGTGATACCTTGTGCTGCTCCTGCTCCTGCGATTGTTAAAGTATCATCTACTAAAGATGTAGAAATATTTCCTGAACCTTTTATATTAAGTGTTCGTCCCGAATAAAATGATTGTGTAGTAGAATCATCATCTGCTATTGTAAATTCTGTTCTTACATAGGCTAAATCATTCCATGCTGTGGCACCATCACCAATTTTGATTCGGCGAGTGTCTAATTCATAACCGGCTTCTCCAGCAGCCAGTGTGGGATTGGCTGATGTCCAGTTTGCTGCCTGATCTCTTCGTAGTCTAATTTGTGCCATTTTAAGCAGTTCCTCCATCGATCAACGCTTCGGAAATGGCATTGTACACTGAATAAGCACTGCCGCCATCGATTTCCAGCTGCGTCGAAGTATTTGTTATAGTTATCACATTTCCTAGGATAGAAGTGCTGATACCCGCTCCGCTGGTAATTTGTAGGGCACCTCCATCGGGTATTGATGTGCTGGTAGAAGCATCATCAAAGAATGTAATACCCTCTGCTTGATTAGCACCAGTAATAGTTAGGGTATCTCCTGATACTGCTGTGGTAATTCCGCCTGAGCCAATGATTCTTAGAGTGTCTCCAGAATCGATTGTGGTAATAGTGGATGTGCCATCTTCCACATAGAATGAAGTTGAAACACTAGAAAGTTGACTGTCCACATAATTTTTTGTTGCAGCATCTTGGTTGGCAACCGGATCACTCACATTGGAAATAACATTGCCACCCACACTCAATATTCCAGCAATGTTTACAGCATCGTTAATCTGTATAGCAGATGAATCCGAAGATGATATCTCATTGATGTCAATAATTTTAGGTACAGAAGTTAGATAACCTGACAGATTGGGACCTGTGATAGTTAGAGTATCTCCTGACACTGCTGTGGTAATGTTTTGAGTGCCTGCTATCTTGATAGTTTCTCCTGAATTAAGAGTGGTTCCTGTAGAGTCATCACCTACCACTGTGATTGTGGAATTCGTTAGATATGATGATAAATTAGGACCTGTAATTGTAATTGTGTCTCCTGATACTGCTGTGGTGATGTTAGACGTTCCGGCAATTTTGAATGTTTCTCCAATGGTCACATCAGTACCAGTAGAGTCATCACCTACAATTGTAATGGCTTTATCGGTTTTTTGAGTATAATTGGTTAAATTAGGACCGGTGATAGTTAGAGTATCTCCTGACACTGCTGTGGTGATGTTAGATGCTCCGGCAATCTTAATTGTTTCACCGGTGTTCAGTGTGGTACCTGTAGAGTCATCTCCTACCACTGTGATTGGCGAGTTGGTCAGATATGAAGATAGATCGGGACCTGTGATGGTAACTGTGTCATTGACCACTGCAGTGGTTATACCTGATGCTCCTGTGAATTTTAGTGTTTCTGCTGTGTTAATGGTAGAACCTGTGCTGTCATCGCCTACGAAAGTGATACCTGTGAAACCACTTAAACTTGTGAAACTTAAAACTCCTGATCCATTGGTAACCAATACTTGGTTGGCTGAACCGTCCGTGGTAGGATAAGTGATACCATTTGCTACCAAGCCGGTGGCAGTTAAATTACCTCTTACATTCAATCCGTCATTGATCTGAATTGCTGTAGAATCATTAGAACTGATATCGTTGGTTACGAATGTTGGAGCTGTTAGAGTACCCGACACATTCATACCATCTGCAACCTGTACAGCAGTGGAATCATTGCTGGAAATCTGATTAACTTCGATATTATTAACACCTGTGATGTTGCCTGATGCTCCATGAGTGACAAAACTTGCGGCTGTGATGGTACCGCTGGCATTTAAACTGTCATTCACTTGAATAGCAGTAGATTCTGTGCTGGATAATTCATTGGTTTGTATGGTGTTAGCAGTCAGTGTGCCTGATACATTTAATCCATCGTTGATCTGTATGGCAGTGCTGTCACCAGAACTGATCTCATTAACATCTAATATATCTGCACTCAGTGTACCACTGACATTCAAGCCATCTAACACATTGATAGCAGTGCTGTCTTCAGATATAAGATCGTTGGTCACAATGGTTTTGGCATTAAAAGTGCCTGACACATTTACGTTATCGTTGATCTGTATGGCAGATGAATCTCCAGAAGATATTGAATTAACATTGATATCTTTGCTGCCAGTGATGGTCAGGGTGTCTCCCGACACGGCAGTTGTGATATTATTTCCACCAGCAATTTTAACAGTTTCACCGTCTGAAATTCTTGTGCCCGTAGAATCATCACCCACAAAAGTGATACCTTGTGATGCAGTAGAACTAGAAATAGTTAATGTATCTCCAGATACTGAAGTAGTGATACCTGTGCCTCCAGCAATTTTAACAGTTTCTCCCACTCGAAGATCTGTACCTGTAGAGTCATCGCCTACTACTCGAGCAACCACAGTGTTGAAATCTAGTGCTATTGTGCCTGAGGTAGTGATTGTGCCACCGGTAAGTCCTGTACCTGCTGTGATAGATGTTACTGTGCCTGATCCAGCAGCAGCAAATTGATCATCCACATATTTTTTATTAACAGCATCTCCGTCAGCTAACGGATCAGCAACACTGTTGATTCTGTTGCTGTTCATATTCAGCAAACCATTGATATTCAAATTATCGTCAATCTGTATGGCTGTGCTGTCATCTGATGTTATGTTATTAACTATTAAATTATTGGTTGTGGTTGTTCCGATTACGTGTAATGTTGTGGATGGTGAAGAAGTCCCGATTCCGACTCGTGCGTTAGTCACGTCCAGATAAAGAATGTTGGTTTCAAATGCTAGATCTACCCCGTTTCTAGTCAGGTTAGATTTCAACATTGAACCAGATATACGGCCTATAGCCATACCGAGCTCCCTGTTCTATGTTAGTGAGGATATCCTCACACAGCCTGATTACATTGCCGGCTGACCGCAGTATAGGTATTTATGCTATAAACGAGAAAAGGGCCTTTCGGCCCTTTTCAACTACTTAGGAAGTGTTTTACTTATTAGTTCTTTGCTTGAACGAAACAATTTACCATTCCAATTCCTGCATCAGATTTGCTCTCAAGAGCTCTTCCAATAACGTGGAAAGGGTTAATTGATTCACCAGTTTTAGCAGCTCTAGCAGTGCCTTTTACGCTAGATGATACTATTCTGTCACCTTTGTTCACTTGTCCGATAACTCTCACAGGAGTTCTACCAGTCATAGCCACAAAAGGGTGTGATTCGTTGTTACCAGCACCTGAGTTCATCATGTAAGCCGGTTTTGAAGAAATAACACCAAAAACTTTTTCAGAAAGTTCTTCTGAAGTTTCAGTAATTTCTTGTGCACCACCCAACATAACCACTGCGCCTTCAGTCATTGGAGCATCTGCTGCAAATCTCTCCGCGATATCCGCGTATTGAGCTGAAGTTGCTGTAGCGTTAACGATTCTGCATCGTATGTCCACTAGTGTTGCATCTTGTGTGCTGATTATTCCTGGGTCATTAGTAGAGTTTGCTCTCAGTGCAGTCCATGCACCGCCAGCGGCAGCTGCATAGATTGTTGAAGCATCATCTGTGAATGTTTCATCCCAAACCCAGAATAAATCCTGTTCTGTGGCAGAAGATGTTTCACCTCTGTTAACTTTTAATCCAGAAAAAGCAGGCATTCCAGCATTGCCAGAAGCATTTCTATTACATTCAATGATGTTGTCTTCCACTGATAATGTAGTGGTGTTAATAATTGTGTTGGTTCCAGCTAATGTTAAATTTCCATTGATTCTAACGTCAGTGGCAAATGTACACAATGATTGTGTTTGTGTTTTAACTGTGGTACCGTCTACTACAGTTGCAATTGATCCTGTGCCTGAATCTGTCACTGTGATACTTGTATTGCCTGTACCAATTGTTGCAAATGATAAAGCAGCAATCTGATCGTCCACGTATTTTTTGTTGGCTGAATCTCCGTCTGCTGTAGGTGCAGCAGTGGTTAATCCTGTTATTTTATTTGTTGTAGCGCTAATAGCGACATCACCTACTGATAGTCCGTTATTAACTCTAAAGTTTCTTGTTGTCATGGTTCCATATCTCCCGCA